TTATACATTTAGAGAAGAAATGATATCAGATGGATTGGAAAATTGTGTAAATTATTTTCATAATTTTAATCCTGAAAAGTCAGATAATCCATTTGCTTATTTTACACAAATTATTTGGTTTGCCTTTATTAGACGAATAGATAAAGAAAAGAAACATCTTTATATTAAACAAAAAACATTAGAAAATTTTTATTTTGAGGGTATGTTGGCTGAACAAGGTATTGGTGAAGACGATAGAAATGTTACAGTCAATTTAGATAACGAATACATGAAGGGCTTGGTTGAATCGTATGACAAGAAACAACTTGAGAAACAAAAGAAAAGTAAAGCCCGCAAGTTAGGAGTGGAGAAATTTTATGAATCAGAATAAAATACATATGGTGCCACAGATTGTAATTGACTGTGCAGAAAACCTAATGAATACAAAAATCGATCATATGAGAGATACTTATACATTGCGTCTAGAAGCTATTCGTGATTATTGTGATGCAGCTTTAAAACAAGCAGGCAGCCCAACTAGACAAGTGTTTGATAGAAAAAGAAAGACTGTTGATCCTAATAATGCTCGTAAATGGAGTTCTTGAGTGAAAATTGCTTTAATAACTGATACTCACATTGGTATACGCAATGACAGTGTTATTATGCACAACCAGATGAAGAAATTCTTTGATGATGTATTTTTTCCTGAACTTGAGCGCAATGGTATTGATACTGTTATACATCTTGGCGATTTGGTTGATAGACGAAAATACATAAACTATCTTACAGCCAAAAGATTGCGTGATGATTTCCTACAGCCACTTTGGGAAAAGGGAATTACTATGCATATTATTGCCGGCAATCATGATACATTCTATAAGAATACAAATGAAGTAAATGCTCTTAGAGAATTAATCACTGGTAAATACGACAACGTAAATGTGTATAGTACCACACCATCGACGTTTAATTTTGATGGTACTGATATTTTATTATTACCCTGGATCTGTGATGATAATAGAGAAGTAACATTGAATGCTATTCAAAATTCAAAAGCACCCATTGTTATGGGACATTTGGAATTAGCTGGTTATGAAATGTATAGGGGGCACGTAAGCGACCATGGAGATGATCCTAAGTTTTTTGATAGGTTTGATATTGTTTGTTCTGGGCACTATCATACTCGTTCCAATAGTTCTAACATTTTTTATCTTGGTACTCCTGCTCAATATACTTGGTCTGATTATGGAGATACTAAGGGGTTTCATATCCTGGATACAAAAACCCGTCAACTTGATTTTATTGTTAATCCTACTTCTATTTTTCAAAAGTTTCATTATGATGACCTAAACAAACAAATGGATGAAGTGCTTTTGTTTGATGTAAATGACTTTAAAGATTGTTATGTTAAGGTAGTTGTGAAGAATAAGACCAATCCATATTGGTTTGATTTAGTTATTGATAGATTAGAAAAGTCTGGAGCCGCAGACCTTCAAGTTGTTGAAGACCATTTTAATTTAGATCTTGAATCTGATTCTGACATTATAAATGAAGCAGAAGACACCATGAGCATTGTTCGTAAATTTATTGGTACTATGAACATCAGTACTGATAAGAAAAGAGTTGAAACTATTATTCAAAACTTGTATATTGAAGCACATGCTATTCTATGAAAATCATACACATCAATCGTAACATCATTCAAGCCAACGCTAAGCACGGTAAGGATGAACCTGTTGTACGAGTTGAAGAGAATGGTGTAGTTACTTATTGTATGGAAGTGGATATTAAAGGTCCATCCCGAATGATTTATAGTCCTAACAAACCAAGACCATGTGGTGCTAAGCTCTGGATTGAGACCAATGCAGAGGTTGAATTAATAGGTGAGAAGCTTTGATATTTTTTAAGACTCTTCGTTATAAAAATTTCCTTTCTACAGGTAATACATTCACAGAAATTAGTCTTGGTAAAAATCAGACTACATTGATTGTCGGTGAGAATGGTGCAGGTAAGTCAACTATACTTGATGCACTATCTTTTGCTATGTACAATAAACCGTTTCGTAAAGTTAATAAGCCGCAACTAATGAACTCTATTAACAAGAAAGATCTTGTTGTTGAGTTAGAGTTTGATGTCGGTTCTAACAAATATAAAATCATTCGTGGATTAAAACCCAACATCTTTGAAGTCTATCAAAATAACAATATGATTAGTCAGGATGCTGATAATCGTGATTATCAAGAGATTCTTGAAAAACAAATTCTCAAATTAAACCATAAGTCATTCTGTCAGGTTGTAGTATTAGGATCAGCATCGTTTGTTCCTTTTATGCAATTACCAGCAGCATCTCGTAGAGAAGTTATTGAAGATCTTTTGGATATACAAATTTTCTCTACAATGAATAGTCTTCTCAAAGAAAAAATAAACGATAACAGCTCTACTCTTATGGAAGTAGAATATCAATATGATTTAACTTCAGAAAAAATTAAAATGCAACATCAGCATATAGTTGCGTTGCAGAAAAATTCAGAAGAACAAATAGTTAAGTTAAAAAATGATATAAAAGAATATATGGATAAAATAGATGCAGAAAAGATATCTATTTTATCACTCGACGAACAAATTGGAGCATTGAATGAGCAGATCAATGATCAGGACCAAGTTAGTAAGAAGCAAAAAAAATTACAAGTTCTCGAGACTCAGCTTGACGATAAGCTTGCCAAACTCCAAAAAGAAATCGAGTTCTTTAATTTACATGATACTTGCCCTACATGCAAGCAGGGTATTGATAATGACTTTAAGTGCGAGACTGTCGCAACTAAAGAAAACCAAATCCAAGAGACTAGTGATGGTATCGAACAACTTCGTCAAGAGATACAAAACATCCAAGACCGAATCCAGACTATCGCTAATATCTCATCACAAATCACGAGTCTTAACATTGAAAAAATTACACACTCAAACTCCATTTTAGGTCTTCTTACTCAATGCAAAAAAGCAGCGAAAGATATTGATGAATTACAGAAGAAGTCCGATGATCTAATAATGAACGATGATACTATGAGAGAGTTAGAGTCTAACATAGGAACACTTGCAGAACAAAAAGGTGAGCTGCTAAGAGATAAAGATGCATACAGTATTGCTGCCATAGTTCTTAAAGATAATGGCATTAAAGCTAGAATTATTAAACAGTATATACCTGTGATCAACAAATTGATTAATAAGTATTTGGCTGCAATGGATTTCTTTGTTAACTTTGAATTGGATGAAAATTTTAATGAATCAATCAAATCAAGATTCCGCGACGAGTTCTCCTACGCGTCGTTCTCGGAAGGTGAAAAAATGCGGATCAATCTTGCAATCCTCTTTACTTGGAGAGCAGTTGCAAAGCTTCGAAATTCGGCGTCAACTAATTTGCTTATTATGGATGAAGTTCTGGATGGTTCTCTTGACTCTAATGGTACTGATGAGTTTTTGAAGATTATTAATACGTTGACTCAAGATACAAATACCTTTATCATTAGTCATAAAGTAGATCAGCTGGTAGATAAATTTGCCAACACATTGCGATTTGAAAAGCATAAAAACTTTAGCAGGGTAGCAGCATGAGTGATGATAATACAATTAAAGATCTAAAAGCCTATAAAGAAGGCTACAGGGATGGTTATAATGATGCGGTAAAATTTTATATTACCAACCCAATGCTTAATACGAGACCTCAAGATAATGCCTGGATGGCATGTTCAGTTTGTGGTAAAACAGGACCGAGTGCAGTAGTATGTAATGTTATTAATTGTCCTACCAGAGCATACTCTACAGGAGCTATTGGTGCTGTAGGTAGTGACTATTTTAGTAACCTACCATTAGGTGCTAATGGTCCAACAGGTGGAGATGTTAAGTGAGTGATGATTTTGAAAAGAAATATAGATCATGGCATGGTTACTGGTCATATGTAAAGAGTGCTATGCGTATAATTGGTTGTGCATCTGTACTCTGGTTTGGACATGATATTTTGTATCTTGCAGGTTGGCTACTAGCTGCAGAAGTAATTGGTATAGTAGAGGAATGGGTCTAGTGGTAGTAGACTCTTTTTTATTTTTTAATGAATTAGATACATTAGAATTAAGACTTAATATTCTTAATTACTATGTTGATAGGTTTGTTATAGTAGAAGGAGATCATACTTTTACTAATATTAAAAAAGAATTTATACTAGAAAATAACTTAGATAGATTTTCTAAATGGATGCATAAAATATGTTATATAAAATTTAATTCTCATTGCTATGATAATCCATGGACGAATGAGAATATGTCTAGGGATATGTTTAAATATGGGTGGCAAGATTTAACAGATAATGATATAATATTAGTATCGGATGTAGATGAAATTTTTAGACCATCAGCAATAGAGTACGTAAAGGCAACTAATCATTCTTATTATGGTATGATTATGCCTTTATGTTATTTTAAACTTAATTATATGGATGTGCATTCAGATAAAATAGGTTATACGGGATGGGGTAATGCTTCAAGAGGCTATCAAAATATAGACTATCCTAGTAGGTTAAGAAAATTTAGAGATTATAAAGAAGATTACATATTTTTACACCATGCAGGGTGGCATTTTAGTTGGCTAGGTGATATAGATCACTTAATTAAAAAAATTAATTCATACAGTCATACAGAAACAAATACAAAAGAAGCTATTTTAGATTTAACTAACATAGATAATTTAATTAAAAATAATTTAGATCATATGTTCGAAAAAAGAAAAAAATGGCATGTAGTAGATCTAGATAATTATTTTCCAGAATATATTTTAAATAATAAAGAAAAATATAGTCAATATATTTTACCGGATTCAGGATATAAAGTTCAAGAGTTTTATAATTTTAATATTTTACAATTACAGAGATAATCTATGACAGCTATTATTAAATACCCTAATAATATTTTAAATACACCAACTGCGCAATTTGATTTTAATAATCCTTTTTTAAATTCAAACAATTTATCAGTTGAATTAATGAAAGTAATGAACGATAATAATACAATTAGTCTTTCGGCTAATCAAATAGGTATACCTTATTCAGTAATGGTTATTAAAGGTCATCCGGAAAATTTTGTATTTTTTAATCCTAAGATGGTTAATGCTTCGACGAGATTAGTTTTAATGGAAGAAGCTTGCCTTTCATTCCCAGGTGTAACGTTAAAAATTAAAAGACCTGATGAAGTGCGTTTAAGATTTCAAATGCCCTCCGGTCAAACAACTACACAGACGTTTAGCGGTTTAACAGCACGTACAATACAACATGAATTAGACCACCTTAACGGAGTTTTGTTTATTAATAGAGCTAACAGATATCATAGAGATAAAGCAATGAAAGGTTATTACAATGAGTAAAGCAAAACCAGGTTTTAGAGTAGGGCAGTATTTTTGCTCATTCCCTGAAGGTGAATTTATCAAAGAAGATGAAGATGGTAATCTTTTTGTAATGGTTGATATATTTAAAATTAATAAAGATGATTCAGTAGAGAAAATTCAACAAAGCGAATTGACACCTGATGTAGAAGAACAAATTAATAGCGCTATTAATACTATGTTGCTTGAAGCATTAGAAAATGATAAAAAATTAGGAGACACAGATGTCAAAGATTAAGGTAGCAGAATTATTTTATTCATTACAAGGTGAGGGTCAATATCTTGGTACTCCTAGTGTTTTCTTGCGCATATTCGGCTGTAATTTTAAGTGTGCTGGTTTTGGCATGCCAAGGGGTCAGCTTTCCGAAGAGCGTCTCGCCATTGATCCTGCAGAGTATGACACTTATGACTCTCTCCCTCTTGTCCATACTGGCTGCGATTCTTATGCCTCATGGGATCCAAGATTTAAACATCTCTCTCCAATGATGGAGATCACAGAGATTGTCGACAAGATGCAAGAGCTTCTTCCTGATGGCAAGTTTGGTCCAGATAAGCATTTGATTCTTACTGGTGGAGAACCTCTTCTTGGATGGCAGAAGGCTTATACTGAATTGTTTAAAGAATTAGCTAAACGTGAAATGAATCTTACACATATTACTTTTGAGACAAATGGCACTCAGATGCTTAAGCCAGAGTTTTTAGATTGGTTGGATAGCAATCCTTATTACCCTGGACTTGATATTACTTTTAGTGTATCATCTAAATTACCATCATCAGGTGAATCATGGGAAGATGCTATTAAACCAGAAGTAGTACAGCAGTATTACCACCACTCATCTTTGACTTACTTTAAGTGGGTTGTATCTAATGAAGATGATTATTATGATATTTTAGATGCTATTGATGTTTATACTAAGGTTTTGGATGTAGGTATGATGAATATTCCTATCTATTTAATGCCTGCAGGCGGTACTACTAAAGTATATAATGATAATGAGAAGTGGGTTGCAGAGTTGGCAATGAAGCATGGTTGGCGTTATACACCACGTCTTCAAGTTCAACTCTGGAAAAATGCTTGGGGCACGTAGAATAGATACTTTGGAGAATGTTATGAGAAAAAGTTCTGACATTATTGAAGACTTCATTGAATCACTAGAGAAGTTAATTGATACACTTGATGATGAGTGGCATCACAATGATGAAGGTGAGTGGAGACAGGCTGATAATATTCGTCAGAATGTCTTACCACATGCCAAGGAAAGATTTAAAAGTCTTTTAGACGAATATATTGATAGACGAATTGAAACATATTGTGATAAAAATATGATTCAACGAATTAAATTTAAAGATTTAGAGGAGCAATAATGTATTACTCAACAAAGACTTATGGTACTGATAGAGGATTAAGTTGCTGCTTCCGTCAATGGAAAGCAGATCACAGTCATTGCTCTACACTCCATGGCTATTCAATTGGTATTAAATTAATTTTTAAGTCAGATACACTCGATGAGAAAAATTGGGTTATGGACTTTGGTGGCCTAAAAGCTTTTAAGGCATGGGCAGATCATATGTTTGATCATACTATGCTCATTGCAATGGATGATCCACATTTGGATACTTTTATTGAATTAAATAACATTGGTGGTGGTTATAAAGACAGTGGTGTTGTAGACCTTCGTATTGTTGATGCTGTTGGTTGTGAAGGATTTGCTGAAATGGCATATCATCAAATGAATAATATCTTGAAATCATTTCAAGAAGGTGATATAGTTGACATTGATGATCAAGAATATACAGCTCGCTATCCCGTATCAAAAAATGTAAAGCTTGTATCTGTTGAAGTATTTGAACATGCAGGTAACTCTGCAGTATATGAAGGTGAATAATGTCAGTATCAGAAGAAATTAGAAAGAAGTTAACTAATGCCAATGCTCGCTATTTTGCCAATGATAACATTAGCCAATATTTGGATGATGACTCTCGTGCTCTACTCATCGACGAGGTAACAGAAAAATTTGACGGTGTTCTACGTTCACTGCTTATTGATGTAGATACTGATCCTAATTCAAAAGGTACAGCAAGACGACTTGCTAAAATGTACATTAATGAAATTATGTCAGGGAGATATCATGATGAACCAGGAGTGGCTTCATTTCCGAACGATGGTTCTCACGGCACTGAGCCGTACCACGGTATGCTTGTTGTTCGTGCTGAGCTTAAGTCTATGTGTTCTCACCATCACCAGCCTGTTACAGGGACTGCATACATTGGAGTTATACCTGGCACTCATGTTATCGGGCTTAGTAAATATATCCGTATTGCTCAGCATTGTGCAAGACGTGGAACACTACAAGAAGAACTCTGCGGAGATATTGCCAAAGCTATAAGCAAGGCAACACAATCAAAGGATGTTGGTGTTTATATTGCTGCTAGACATGGATGTGTAGAAAATAGAGGTGTTATGTCAGCTTGTAGTACAACGCAAACTTCTGTACTCTATGGTGATTTTTTATCTGATCCATCTGTAAAAGCAGAATTTTATGACAATATAAAATTACAAGAAAGTCAAAATAAATTTACTTGCTCTTAAAATAATATAATTCTGGTTGAGATAGCATTAAATCAGCCAGAATTTTCCAATGTTTAAATTTATGTGCTTTTATTGCTTCAGTTGATTTATTTCTGAAAAGATCCTATTATTATAATTGTAGGAAGAAATGGAGAATCACCTATGATTAATTTAGACCAATATGTTAAAGCAGTTTGGGAAGCAAAAACTGACTTAGATAAACGCGCTGCAATGGAAGCACTTGTAGATGCTTCTCATGCTAAAAAAGAAACTAAAATTCTTACCAAGCATAAAATTAAATCTCTTTATGGCAAAAAGTTAGACTCTTTTGCCACTAACTATGCTTTTTCTGGTGAAGGGATGAAAGTATCATGACTTGGTTTAAGAATTCAGAAGGCCGTCATGGCAAGGCTGGCGCTAAAGGTGATGCAGGTGAAGAGCTTGTTAAAGGGTATTTTCACGAGCATAATATTAGTTACGCGCACTTAACCGATGAAGATAGTCAGTTTATTAAAAAGATTGACTTCGTTGTAGAAAGTACTACAATGGATGTTAAAACAAATGCATTTAAAGACTATCTTGCATTAGAGATTGAAACAGACAAAAACACACCAGGCTGGTTATATACTTCTACAGCAGAAGAAATTTATGGTGTTGATCTTGAGAATGAAGAAATATATAAATATAACCTCTCTGAGATGAGAGAGTACGCCGAAAAAAATCTTTACCGTGCTAAGAAAACTAAGACGGGTGCTGTTTTGATATGGGTACATAAAGAAAATAAATTAATTGAAAGGTTGCAATGAAAATAGCTCATGAAGCCCCTATAAGTATTTTTCCAACAGTCCAGCGCATGACCGATTATGATTATGCGCTGGTTCATTTATTTGAATCTGATTTAACATACTATCGTATGTTTAAGGATGCAGTAGTAAGCGGCCGTGAAGTTATTCTTGATAATTCTATTTTTGAATTAGGCACATCATTTGAAGGCGAGACTTATTTTAATTGGATTGAAAAGCTGCAACCTACTTGGTACATTATACCAGACGTACTAGAAGATAAACAAGGTACATTGGATAAAATGGACAATTGGTTATCCAAGTATAATGTCTCTTCAAATATTAAATCTATTGGTGTTATTCAGGGTAAGACTTTTGATGAGCTCGCTGAATGTTATTTGAAGATTGCTCCTCGGGTAGATAAAGTTGCAATCTCTTTTGATTACTCATACTATATAGAATCAACAAAAGATATTAATCCTACTAGTAAATATGCTGCATGGATGTTTGGTCGTCAAGCATTATTAGAGGATTTACTTGCTGATGGTATTATAGATACTAATAAGCCTCATCATTTATTAGGTTGTGCTTTACCACAAGAATTCTCTGCCTATAAAGACTATAAGTGGATTGACTCTGTTGATACTTCTAATCCTGTAGTACACGGGTTAAATGGTATACATTATACTTCTAATGGATTAGATAGTAAAATTTCTACAAAGCTTATTGAGTATATGAATGAACAAGTAACTGATATACAACTTGGTATGGTTAAATATAATATTAAAAAATTTAGAGAGTTTTGTAATTGAGACCGTGGATAGCTCTTTTTAGTCAGACTGGTAGTGAACTTAGACGTATTTGTGATCACTTTAACGTATGGCCTACAAGCATATATACTAACAATTATAATGAAGATCAATGGGCTCATAACATACCTGTTGATAAAGTAGCCATTATGAATCATGATGCTATTCATAATGGACTGCGTTTTACTAAGCAAAATTGCTTTGTAACCTTGCATGGTTATCTTCGTATTATACCTGCTGATGTTTGTGGTATGCATGATATCTATAATGGCCATCCTGCAGCTATTCATTTTTATCCAGAACTTAAAGGTAAAGATCCTCAAGAGAAAACTTGGGAAGATAGTGCTAAGTATCATACTATCGGATCTGTTATTCATAAAGTAACCGAAGGTATTGATGAAGGTGAAGTAGTTCATAGTGTTATAGAAGATAATACTTGCATTAGTAAAGAAGAGCTCTATAATAAACTTAGAGATTGCTCATTTAATTCATGGATTGAATTTTTAGAAAGTAAGATAGATGTCAGTAAAAGATAATAAAGATGCAATTAGACCTAATCATTATAAAGGTAAAGGTAAATATGAGTGTATCGATGTAATTGAAGATCTATGCAATACTTCTACTAATGATCGTTTTACTGATTATAACCGGTTTCAAGCTTTTAAGTATGTATGGCGTGCAGGTAATAAAGATCCTGTAATTCAAGATCTTAAGAAAGCTATTACATTTTTACAATTTGCAATTGCGTATGAGGAGAATAAGCATGTCAAGTAAGATTGAAGATATTGCATGAAATTATAAAAATTATAAATATATGCATACTATTCAATGGAGAAAAACATGCATGTAGTTTATTGGATTCATAATGATAAAGAAACAGATATTAATACTGAAGGTTATGTCGGAGTATCAGGCAATTTTTCAAAGAGACTTGCAGCACACAAATCAGGGTACGGTAATAAATTTGTCAAAAATAATTTAATAAGCAACTCAAATAGTACTATTATAGAAATTATTTTTGAAGGAGAAGAACAAGCTTGTTATGATATTGAATTTAAACTTAGATCCAATACTAATATAGGTTGGAACATATCAGAAGGAGGATCAAAACCTCCTTCTCCAAAAGGTAACAAACAAAGAGCATTAAAAGCTAGCAGTAAGTTAAAAGGTAGAAAAATAACCTGGGGAGATAAAATTAGTAAAGCTCGTAAAGGTAAATCAAACTCTCCTGAATCTATTAAAAAAGCAGTAGATACACGTAAAGCTAATGGTTATATTCCGTGGAATAAAGGTAAACAAACTGGACCACAAAGTTTAGAGACGGTTAAAAAAAGAAGTGTAGCTATGAAAGGTAAAAATAGTAGAAAAGTCTTGACTCCTTTAGGTAAATTTAATAGTATTACAGAAGCTGCAGCTGCTCATAATTTAAAAACACAAACAATTCACGCTAGAATTAGTAAATATAAAATGGAAGGTTATAGTTATGTCGAATGATGAAATTAGTAAAATTGCTAGCACACACTTAGGGAAGGCCGGGGATGGATCAGTTGTTAAGCCTTATATTACTCCCGATTTTATTGATCGTAGTCTTCTTGTGGGTATTCCTCGCATACTTAATCGGACTGCTTATAATATTGATGAATCTGATTTACCTTTTACTGGTTTTGATACTTGGAACTGTTATGAGTTTTCTACCCTTACTGATAATGGGTTTCCTGTTTGTGGTGTTATTAGGATTAGTTATCCGTCTGATTCGCCTAATATTGTCGAGTCTAAGTCATTAAAGCTCTATATGAACTCTTTTAATATGACACACTGCGGTAAAACTGTAGATGATGTTATTGCAAAGGCAGAAGAAGTTATTGTTCAAGATCTTGCACCTGCATTAGGTATTGAGTATGATGATCTCTCAGTATCATTTGTTAATGAGTTTTCAGATACAGTAACACCTATTAAAAATTATTTCGCTCTTCTTGAAACTACTGTAGATGTAGAGAATCTTTCGTTTGATCATTTTAATGAAGATCCAGATATTTTACAAATTGTAGACTATACTGGCATGAATCAAAATGGTATGCAAGTACGTTCTGCAGTTCTTCGTTCTAACTGCCGTGTTACTAATCAGCCAGACTGGGGTGATGTATATATTTCATTCAGAGGTGAAAAAGGTGTAACACCAGAATCACTACTACAGTATATTGTTTCAATGCGTAAAGAAAATCACTTCCACGAAGAAATTTGTGAGTGCATTTATAAGCGATTGTATGATATACTACAACCAGAAGATCTTTTTGTAGCATGTTTGTACACTCGTCGTGGTGGTATTGATATTAATCCTGTACGTGCTTCTAGCTATAATTTGTTAATGACATATGCAGAAAATCTTGGTAAGACTCATAAATTAAACACAAAGACATTGAGGCAGTAATGAATTTACAAGAAGCATTGGCAGCATTGCCTGATACAGATGATAATGTAGTATCCGTTCTTTCTGGTGGGATGGACTCTACTATTATGACTTATATTCTTGTTGCTAAGTATGGCAAAGAACGTGTTTATGCTTTATCCTACAACTATGGACAAAAGCAAGTAAAAGAACTTGAGATGGCTGCTAAGACATGTGAATATCTTGGCATTGCTCATAAAGTATTGGATCTCGGAATTCTTGGTGATATTGTAAAGGATGTCAGCGCTAATATTGGCGGTACTGACGTGGCTATGCCAACCATCAAAGATGTTCTTGGAGATCCACAACCCAAAACTTATGTTCCGTTTCGTAACATGATCTTAAATTCATTAGCATTCTCATTTGCAGAATCTAATAAAGCTTCTCATGTATTTACTGGTTTACAAGTACATGATGAGTATGGCTACTGGGATACATCACAAAAGTTCGTTGACAATATGAATGCAGTTGCAGGTCTTAATCGTACCCACAAGGTTAAGCTTGAAGCACCATTTAGCCAATTAGCTAAATGGCAAGAAATTGAAATAGCTAAGGAGCTAGGTAATGTTAAGCTTGAATACACTCTTACTTGTTATGATCCTGATTCATCTGGAAGGTCATGTGGTGTTTGCCCATCCTGTTCGGAGCGTATACAGAATTTTATTAGAGCTTCTGTTCGTGATCCTATTAATTATGTTCACAGTATCGATTGGGATAGATTCCTTTAATGTGCTCTATAATTGGATCCTTCAGTAAAGAAAAGATAGTTGATCTCGTAAAGTTAAATCTTTACAGAGGTCAACATTCTTATTCTTATTCATACTATAACCCTGAAGATAATAATATTCAGGTAACAAGAGGTCTAGGAGAGATACCTCTTGATAATATTAACATACCTGAAGGGTGTTATTGTATTGCGCACATGCAAGCACCAACAACGGAGAATAAAGATATTAATTCCGTTCATCCTGCGCAGCTAGGTAGTTCTTTTCTCTGGCATAATGGTATTATTAAATCTAAATGGATTGAAAAAAGAAAAGAACATATTGAAGTAAGTGAATATCCTAACCGTAATAATTCTTGGGATACTTTTTTAATTTTACGTCAGTATTTAGAAGATGGTCACCTAAATAACATAGATGGTACTTTCTCTTGTGTATACTACAGTCCTATGGAAGGATTGCAACTTTTTCGTAATGAGATATCTCCTTTGTTTATTGATAAAGACCATAATATATCGTCAACTAAGTTTGACTTTTCTTCCCCATTAAACCCAAATATTATCTGGAACTTTACTCCAGGTGAGAGTATCATTGAAGATGGTACATTTAATACTGTTGAAAACCCTTATTTTGGATTAAATTAATTATGAGTATGTTACATATTGCTTCTAAGAAAACTAAATCTAGTCTTACTAATGTATTAGATGATGACGTTCAACCTAATGCTGTAGATCTTCGTTTAGATAAGATCTTTGCTATTAATTATAAATTATTTACTATTGGTGAAGAAAATGGTAAAGAAGTAAAAATGCATCGCGGGTCATTTGAGATGCAACCTGATAAAGACGGTTATTTTTATTTAAATCCAGGTTCGTATGAAATTATAATGGAAAATACTATTAGTGTAGGAGAAGGTGAAGCAGGATGGGTTATCACTAGATCGACTCTTAACAGGAACGGACTTTTTATTACTAGTGGGTTATACGATTCTGGTTATAATGGTGTTATGGCTGGTGCCCTTCATGTAAGTAATTTTGCTGCTAAAATTAAGAAAGGTACCCGGGTAGGTCAGTTTTTACTTTTTAAATCTGAAGCACTTAAAAAGTATGATGGTGATTATGGTCTAGGCAAAGAACATGATAAAAAGTATACTTAGTTATTGCAGGATATCACATTTTGATATTACACTACATTTAAACCCTTTTAATTGGTTTTATTGTTTTTTAAATTTTACTACTAAGAGCGATATGAATCCAGGCTTTATATGTCAACTACATGGACAGCTTGGTCCAATTGAAATATTTTTTTATATAGACGATGAAAGATGGTAAGGAAAAAAAATGGAAATTAAAATTGATTTAGAATTATTACGCACTAAGAAGATTTTTCTAGCTACACCAATGTATGGTGGTAACTGTAACGGCATGTATACCCGTTCACTATGTGACTTGACTGCAATGTGTGTCAAGTATGGTATTGAAATTCGTTCATATTTCTTATTTAACGAATCACTTATTACCCGTGCACGTAACTATTGCGTTGATGAGTTTATGCGTTCTGGTGCTGACCACCTTCTCTTTATTGACTCTGATATTGGATTTAATCCACAAGACGTTATTGCTATGATGGCAATTCAAGCAGCAGAGCCAGAGAAGTATAATGTCATTGGTGGACCTTACCCTAAGAAGTGCATCACATGGGAGAAGATTCTAGCAGCTGTTAATAAAGGTGTTGCAGATGAAAATCCAAGTCAGTTAGAAGATTTCGTTGGTGACTTCGTGTTCAATCCGGTTATTACAGGTGAACAAACATCTATTCGCTTAGATGAGCCAGCTGAAGTGCTTGAAATTGGTACTAGGTTTATGATGGCTACACGTGCTACTTTTGAAAAGTTTGCGCAAGAATATCCACATTACTCTTATAAGCCAGATCACGTACGTACAGAAGCATTCGATGGTTCACGTGAAATTATGATGTTCTTTCAAGCAGAACGTGATGGTTTAGATTTTGGTAAATTTTATGCAGGCGAATTAAAGCGTATTCAAAATATGGGTATTAACGATCCTGACGTTCTTAAGGCAGAAATTGATAAGATCTTTGCTATGGGTGAAGCACAGGATGCTACTACATCTAAGCGTTATCTTTCAGAAGATTATTGGTTCTGTCAGTTAGTTCGTAAGATTGGTATGAAGGTTTGGTTGTGCCCATGGATGCATTTACAGCATGCAGGTACATATGTATTTGCTGGTAAACTACCTGCATTGGCATCAATTGGTGCTTCTGCAACAGCAGATGCTGAACTACTTAAGAAGTTTAGACCAGGTGGTGGCGGTGTACCTCGTCCAGTAGCGCCTCCTGCAGTAGTTCCTGATCCTGCAATTTTAAATAAATTCAAAAGAATTTAATAAGGTAATATAATTATGAAACTAGGTGAAAATACAATTAATATACTTAAGAACTTTGCCTACATTAACCCTTCATTGTTGGTTAATGCAGGTAATGTTATTACGACTATGTCTGTTAATAAGTCTATCTACGCTATGGCTACTGTTGAAGAATCATTTCCTAGCAAGTTTGCCATTTACGAGATGTCAAAGTTCCTTGGTGTTATTTCATTGTTTAAAGAGCCAGAATTTATTTTTAGTAACAGACAGGTAAAGATAGAGTCAGGGAGACAATCAGTAAACTATACGTATGCTGATCCTTCTATGATTGTAGCTCCTGATCCAAATAAGAGTATTAGTTTTCCGGTAGCTGATATTGAGTTCTCCATTTCTCAAGAAGATCTGCAACGTGTAGTGAGAGCCACGTCAGTTCTTCAGCTTCCGGATATTGCAGTGATTGGTGATGGTCAAAAAATCACCATCACTGCTACCAATTCAAAAAATCCAACTACTGATATCTTTGGTATTGAGGTTGGTGAGACCGATAAAACATTTTCTATGTATTTTGAAGTCTCAGACATTATTAAGTTGATTTCAGCTGATTATAATGTTAAACTATCATCTAAAGGGCTTTCACAATGGAAGTCTACAAATGTTCTTTACTATGTTGCTATGAAAGCTAATAGCTCATTTACTAGCTGAGGTGAAAAATGGATGAGTTCTTATGGGTAGAAAAATATCGCCCTAAGGCCATTGATGAGTGCATTCTGCCGGAGGGTCTTAAACAGACCTTTCGGCAATTTGTTGTTAATGGTGAGATACCTAACTTACTACTAACAGGTACAGCTGGTGTTGGTAAGACAACAGTAGCTAAAGCTATGTTAGAACAAATCGGTGCAGACTATATTGTAATTAACGGGAGTATGAATGGAAACATCGACACACTCAGAAATGATATCCAACAATTTGCTTCAAGTATATCTTTCACTGGTGGACGAAAGTACGTTATTTTGGATGAGGCTGACTACCTTAATGCAAATAGCACGCAACCAGCCCTCAGAAACTTTATGGAAGAGTTTTCAAGAAACTGCGGGTTCATCCTCACATGCAACTTTAAAAACAGAATTATTGAACCGTTACATTCTCGGTGTTCTGTCGTAGAGTTTAAAATA